CAAGAAATAGAACTGTTAAAATCTATGCAACAAGGAGACGGATTTGACAACTGATTTAGGTGACAAGGTAGCAGAAATTGAAGGTTTAGTAGATAAACCTTTAAAGTTAGGAAGTCTGAGGTTCACATACACTCAGCTAGTGGGTGCATTTGCTTTGCTTTCAACGATTATTGGTTCACTCTATGGAGGGTTCTTGATGTATCAGAAAGTGGAAGGAATCGCAAATTTGGACTTAGGAGCAATACAGGCATCTATGGAAGCTACATCAGCAGACGTACTTAGGGTTGAAACTGTAGCTAAAGAAATAAAAGTAGAGCTTAAAGAAGACCTATCAAGATTAAGAGACTCCCAGTATAATTTAGAGAATAGATTAGACAAGAAGTTACAATCTGTTGACGTAAGAATTACAAACATGGATAACAAGCTTGATAAATTTGACATACAGCTAGATGAAACAGAGGAAAAGTTAATGAAGCGAATTCAGCAGTCATTAGACAATCCACTAGCTAACTGATAACATAGGTAAAAAAATGACAGCAAAACAACAAGCACAATTAGACAGACATGAAAAACAAATAATAGATTTGTATAAGGATGTCAGAGAAATTAAAAACATGAATTTAAAGTTTATGTCAATGGGCAAAGGTTTATTGATTGGATTTGGTTTAATGATTGCAACAGATTTTGGTCTAGGAGAACTGTTGCTTAAATTAGTATGATTGGTTTTCTTACAAACATAGCACCGATAGCTCTTGGCTTTGTTGCTAAATTGTTTGCTCTTAAACAACATGCCGCACAAGAGCAACAGAAACTAATGATGCAAGGACTACAGGCTCGTAATGACTCTATTAACATGGCAAGAGATAGAGCAGACAAAGAGTCACCAATGGCGGCACTTAATCGTAGGGTAATAATTTTTGTAATATTAGCATTAATAATATTTACACAAATTGCACCACCACTAATGAACATAGAAACAGTTGTACCTCACATAGTTGAAGGAGTATCCATTTTGGGTTTCCAACTTACAAGAGATACAATTGAATATGTAACTGTACAAGCAGGTGCAGTATTGAAGCTAGAAGAGGTTTTCTCATGGGCAACCATGATTATAGAATTCTATTTTGGCGCTCAGTTAGCTAAGAAATAAGGAGAAACTATGGCTATAAAAATAACGTATGAAGATATGCCACATATGAAGCCTGTGCCTATGGAAACAAAGAGCAAAGGTTTTTTTGGTGGTATTTGGTTGTGGTTAATGACTACAAGAAAGTGGGAGATAACAAAAGACTGGAAGTTTGCGATTACACATGAAGGTAACAAGTACCCAAAGTATTATAAGATACCTAAAGGCTTTGTGTTTGACGGAGCTTCTGTGCCTAAGTTTGGTGGATTGCGTTCTTGGTTATCGCCTATGGGAGTTTTACTTACAGGTGGGTTAGTACACGATTGGATATACAAGTATGAGTCACTTAATTTAGGTGGCAAGAAAGGTCACACAGGAAAGATGACACAAAAAGAAGCTGATGAACTGTTTAGAGATATATGCATTGACGTAAACGGTTTCAAGATTATTAATTACCTTGCGTATTATGCTTTAAGGCTTGGTGGGTTTATGGCTTGGAACGGACACAGAAAAAGAAATCTAAAGCCGGAATAAAAAAAGGGAGGCTAGTGCCTCCCCGGTAAGTTATTGTTTAATTAAATACACCCCCAGTCAGATAATTGTTTTTCAGTAAAGTTACCAAACGACTGTAGGAACTTGATGTCAGCTTTGCGTTCAGCTTCTAGAAACTCTTCCATCTCGTTAACGCTGTCGATGTGTCTCTGAATTTCTACTTGTCTGTCAGCTTCAGAAAGATTACAAAACCATTCAGCCTCTGCACCACGTGGGCGGCAACCTCTATCAGCCTTAACCACGTCTGAATAAAAATCAAAATCTGCTTGTGTGTTTTTATCGATTTGCATAATATCTCCTATGTGTTAAAAGTGGGGAGGTTTCCCTCCCCGGTTAAATTAATTAAATAAATGTTCGATTGAAGCTCTACCATCAAGTTTTAAAATTGCATCAAGGTCAACTAATTCTAATCTGTTTTCACGACCATTTACAACGTAAGCTTCACCTGACTCAAATACATACACGTCACCAATTGCACTTGACCTATGACCCATTGATTTGCCATCAGCAGTTTCTTCAAGTGGAGCAACAACTTTAACGTATGGACTGTAGTCTTCATTTACTTCGCCATTGTTAAAATATCTGCCTTTAGACCATGAACCTTCAATGTTCTGAGTAACTCTCCATGCCCAATTAACATTTGCCTCAAGGTCAGCATCTTTATTAATTTCGACTTCAGCTACTTTTTTTATTTCGTTAACGTCCTCGAAAGCTCTGTGATAAACGCTAATGTATGAATCAGTTACTGCTTTATTGTTTTCCATTTGTATCTCCTATAAGTTAAAAAGTTGTGTAATTCATCTCAATTACAGGGTAATTATATCATAGTTAATATGGTTTTGTTTAATTAAATAGAAAAAAAATGCAAAAAAAAAGGGAGGCTGTTAACCTCCCCTGTGGATTAAGATTTTTTTCTAAAGGTTATAATTGGACGTGTTATTGCATTTTTGCTAGAATCATAATGCTCACCAGTATCAGATTCGCATAGACCAAAATAAAAAGTAGTCTGTGGAAATGATGAATTGTGTACAGTTCTTGATTCCTTAAATACTGCTTCAGCACCATAATAATTGTGTTTACCTGAATCAGTCACAGTTGTTCTCATAATATTATCACCATAACCTTCAGCTTCAAGTGCTTCTAAATATTTTCTCATTTCTGTAATTGTCATAAAATCTCCTATAAGTTAAAAAGTTGTGTAATTCATCTCAATTACAAGGTAATTATACCATGGATAATATGTTTGTGTTTAATTAAATAGAAAAAAAAATGCAAAAAAAAAGGGAGGCTATTAACCTCCCTGTTAGCGTGTATCTAATTAAGCCGCCATTGCCATAGATTCTAGCATAGGAATGACTTTTCTTACCTTAGCCTCACGATTGTATATCGTAGCAACTTTGTTAGCCTCATTCTTAAATTTAGCGTGGCTAGACCAGTCAGTTAGAGTATTAAACAATGCCCAAACAGTTGTACCTAACTCAGCCTTGTATTTAAGGAATGTCTCCTCAAGTAGAATTTGTAGCTTGTCGCTCTTACCTGCTACTTGTTGGAAGACTGCTGTAGCTTGAGCATTAGTTACCCCTGCCTTAGCGAACTGTTGCCATAGCTTAACGTTTGCTTCGTAAACCTCAAGAGCTGTCTCAAGCTTCTCAACAGCAACGTCAACATCTAGGCTCTTTGTGTGTTTAGCACTATAAGTAGAGAATGCATCAACAACAACCTGACCGTTCATACAAGCTAATCTAACAGCTCCTAGCATAGACATAAACTTCCAAGTACCATCGTAAGAGTTAAGTACCATAATTTGAAGTTGTACGTGGTCACCTACATCGACTGCCATTTCATGTGCAGGGAAAGTGTAAATAACTTTAGTCTTAGCACCATTGTGTGAATAAGAAATTTCTTTAGTCATGCCAGTCTTATCTAAGCTTGATGCCATGATTACATCGTGGAACTGTGGCATGATGTCAGCGTTTTGAACTAGGTTGTAGTTCTTACCAACAACTGCGATTGGATTGCCATCACCATCTACAATGGCTTTGTGAGTCTCAACTTGTTTGTCGTTAAAACCTTCAATGTAAACAGCAGGTCTAGTGAATATGCTTTGCTCATATACTCTTGTATATTCGTCAGCTTCAGTTACTAATCTTAAATTTTCCATTTTATATCTCCTATAAGTTTAAAAGTTTGTTAAGGTTCTTAGTCATGAAGTAGGGATTTGAACCCCAATCTAATGAAACTAAGTCATGCATTACTTAGTACATTCGCTTTTGTCTATACTGGTAACAAATCTATCTAGCTTTGATACATTCCACCAGTTAAGCTACAACATGACTAAGAACCCTAACTGTGTTGATAAAATATCGTCAACAGAGATATAATACCATAGGTGATATAAAAAAGTAAAGTATTTAATTAAATAAATTTTAAAGCTAGTTTCATCATCTCTGCTTCTTTACGTTTAGCATCGATAATTTTTTGTTTTTCTGAGCCTCTTGGTTTGCCACCATTCGATGGACTGTAAGGCTTAAAAACTTTTTCAGGTACAGAACTTCTGTTTAATCTATTACGTGCGGCAGACTCTGACACTCCTAAAATTTTAGCTAGTTCACGTGCTGTTATTTTTTGTCCATCATCTAATGTATAGACAATTGTTCTTAACGCTCCCATTACTGAATGTATTGTTCGTATTGTGCAAACCACATAGCAATATATAACGCTGAACCAGTTATAACCCAAATACATATGTGTTTAATTACCTTAGCGGCATTGATTAAATCTTTCATTTGTTCTCCTTAATTACTTTGTTAACTAATGCATTGCGTGTTTCGATAAACACATCAATTCGTTTGGCTAATTCTTTTGCTTCCTCATCACCCTGAAGCAACACGCTTAAAATATCCATAGACCTTTCAGCCGAGGTTTCCTTGTCGGCAAATTGCATAAGCTCTTCATCAGTAAATTTATTTTTCTTCATCAGGTAAACCTAGTGACATCAGGAGCATGACTAAACCCATAGAGATTAGACAAGCTCCTATTAAAACAATTACTGGTACAAAAGTCTCAAACAATAAGGTCATAGATTTCATCCACTATCGTTGACATTTTCTTACGTCTGTCAATCTCATAATTGTATTTACGACAAACTTTCTCTAATGATTCTTTTGTAAAGTTTTTGTTCATGTACTCAATGTTTAATGACCTACTTATGTATGGCTTGTACCTGTCTAACTTACGATTAAATATACTCATATTTACTCCTCAATATCAATTGGTTTATCAGTTAAGAATCCATCACACATTCTTGGATACTCAGTTTTACAAATTATCTGACCGGGGTCATCATCAATAACACTAGGTGGTATTAACAATGGTTCTTGTTCAGATAGTCTGTCTGTGAATACACTACAACCAGTCAAGGCTAGTGCAAATATTAGTGTTAGTTTTTTCAAAACGGTATGTCCTCCAAGTCATCTTCAAAGTCATCTTTAGTAACAGGCTGAATAACTTGCTGAGAAGCAGTTGGCTCAAGTACCTCTCCAACCTCTATGTCACCATCATATTGACCTTGGCTGTCTATTTTCTGTATCGAACCTTTTAACCCTGACAATGTAACCTCAGTAGTCCATTTCTTTTGCCCAGTCTTATCTACATAACTTCTAGTTGTTAACTGTCCATCAACTATTAGGGTACTGCCTTTTCTTAAATTCATAGCTTGTGCAGTCTCAGCTAATTTACCAAACAAAACAGTTCTATGCCATTGTGATGCTTGTTTAGGTTGTCCAGTTTCATAATCAGTCCAATGCTCAACAGTTTCTATTCTTAACAATCCTACAACACCACCTTTCTGTGTTGGTTTGAATTGTGGCTCGTCTGATAACGTTCCCTGAAGTATTACTTTATTCATATTATCTCCTTAAATTAAATTAGGTGACTGCTTAGGGCAGTCAATCCAGTAGCGTTTGTCTTTAACTAACGAGGTATAGGAGACCCCGACAACAGCGTAGGTGCTACTCAGCCTCTGTGTCTTTTTGTTTCTCAGCAAACTTTTTAGCCGCTTTAACATTACTTTCATGTTTAGCTTTAGCTTTTTCTCTGCGCTCCAGTAGTTTACGTTCTTTACGTTCTTCCATGTACTCAACATGCTCAGGAGTTAAACTAGCTTTGACTGCTTCTGCAACTGCTTTGTCACCTCTGTAATCGTTTTCGACTTCAGAGATACCTGCTTCATCATCATTCTCGATAGCAATCATTAGTTGTGCAGATAAGTTTTCAGCTTTGTAATTAACTAAACTTTCCTGACGTTCCATAATTTCTTGTTGTGCAATAGCCGCACCAATTGTTGTTGCTGTATCAACTGACTGGTCAATACCAATCCCTAACATTCCCAAAGCACGACCCACAGAACTAGTCTCACAGCATTCAACAAAAGAAGTTTTATTTACTAGTGATGCATCTTTTTCTTCATATGCCATACCAGTAGCAACTAATTTGTTATCAATGTAAATCTTAGTCTTACACATAATAGATTTACCATCAAAGTGTACATGCTCTGTATCTATAGTTCCACCTTCAATATTTTTGCGAAACCATTTAACACGTGTTTTAACCTCAACGTACTCTTTGCCTTTAATGTTAACTGTAGCTAAATTTTCCATTATAGGTTCTCCTTATTTTTCATACCCATGTAAGTGTACTTTGCCCATGTGCATGGTTCACCAAACTTGTTCTTGCCTTTTTCAATTGTAGTTGTAAAGACATGACCTAGTTCTTTTAAATCAAATATCACAGCCGCAAGTCTTGTGATGCTGTAAGTGTCGATAGCTTCACGTGGTGTAATACTTCCATAAGTTCTAACATATGCAATAACTTTATCTTTTTGATTGCTCATTTTTTTCTCCTTAATAATTTAGCTTGTTTTAATTTATGTCTCTCTAACTTACGTCTAGCTTTGCGAGAATCGTCAGGTCGACCACTTCTCGCACTAAGTCTAATACCCTTCGCACCGATTAATTTACTCATCGTCATCCTCCGGAATATTAGGTTCTTGTTCTGCTAGTTCCCTGAGATTATCTACAGAGTTAATCTCATCATAATAGTAATCTGAAATACTCATACGAATAGCTCCTTATAATTGTAGCCAAGTGTATCATCTAAAAACTCCATCAACTGCTTAGTAAAGTCATATTCAAGCTTTTCTTCATAGACTTGATACTTACCCTCGACTATTGCAGTAAACTCGTAATAACGCAACTCTGCAATCTTCTTGACCGCAGTATAAACTTCAGTAATGTTGCGTTGTTCAACTGCTGATGTATCTTCATCAACTAGATGCTCAATTGCAAGTGTTAATTCACCGGCTAGGATAATGCACTCATCGAGTGCATCAGCCTTGTTGTGTTGCCATTCAGTTTCGTAGTTGTCACCACGTAAGAAATCGTATTGAGTTTCCATACTATTTCTCCCCTAGGTATTTCTGCCAACATGGTGATGAACACCAATGTATGTCATGACGAGTTGGCTCTTTACCAAAACCGTAACCAGTTCTGTCACCACAATTAAGACAGTAGGTAGGTTGTTTATCTTTCTCAACAAGCTCAGGCTTGATGTTAGTAGGTGTGTTAATTTTATTCATTTTAGCTCCTATGTTTGTCATGTGATTCAATCAATCACAATGTGATTATATCATCTACGATATGTTTGGGGAAGTTTATTTTCATATTCTTCCCCATTTAATTTACTCCTCCCAGTCAGGGTTCATGCCTACGGTGTAATTCTCAGTCTTAACTTTTTGCAAATTGCCTTTAATTAAAACTTGAGCAAAATTGTAAGCTTGTCTCCATGTCCAAGTATTGTCTGTGTAAGTTAACCAATCATCATAAAAATGTTCAAAATCTAATCGCTCATCAGTTACTTCAATGTTCATGTCATGTTGATAACCCGGACTTTTTATATAGAAATGCAACCATGAATGAAGAGCTGATAAATCCATACACTCTTTGTAATAATCACGCTTTGGTTTTCTACGTTGTTTTGCAATCTTTATCGCATTAGATTTATAAAAATCATCTTTGTTAAACTTCTTGTTGATTTCCTCAATGTGATGTGGCTCTAGTGGATTACTCCTAAACTGAGAATGTCTGTATCCATAAGAGTGCATTAACTCATGAGCAAATAATTGTGCCATGCGTTCAAGTGAAGTGTCAACATTATATGAACACCACATATCAGCACCTCTACCATAAACTTGTCCAAGGTATGCACAGCCACTTGCATGTCTACCTTTGACTTTGTCCATAACTTGTATTTTTAAGTATTTCCAATGTGGTAATCTACCTTCATACTGAGCAAGTTGATTATGCACATGACAAAACAGACTGTTAAGTTTCTTAGTCTGAAACAACGATGTGTTTTTAATAATTTTCATACTATCTCCTATTTGTTAAAGTTGTTTGCAAATTCTTTAGCGTGTCTTAAAGCATTTTCAAAACATTCCATTTGCTCTAAACCAGTAACATCACCAATATCACCGCCACTTGACCTGCTAAAGTTAACACCTCTGTCAGATACCTCGACTGCAATTATTGAACTGCCCCAGTATCCTTTAGGTTGGTACTTAGCTCGATAAACCGTATAAGTCCAATCTCCATCGTTATCTGATTTGCCCCATTTTTCGTAATCCATCTCTTCATGCTGAGAGTAAGTTACTTTGAAGCCTTGGTCATGGTCTTCCTGAGTCCAATCGCTGTAAGATTTTTGTACTAGATTTTGCAATTTTTCAGTATTCATTTGTATCTCCTATAATGTTGGGGAGGTTGCCCTCCCCGGTTAAAATTATTTATTTATTACTTGTATCGATGATGGTAGTGACTTTGCCATGTTTATTAGTGGTATCAATTTGTCCATCATTTCTGATTCTGATATAACTCCTGAAGTTCTAGTAGTGACTGTAAGAGTTATTTCTTTTAGCAATATTTCTGCTAGTCTTTCGTTTTGTTTAGCTAGTGAAGTTGACATTTGCGTCTCCTATATTGTTAGTTAAAAGTGTCATTTTTCTCTCAATGACAAGGTCATTATACAGTATATGATATGTTCTGTGTAATTAAATAAACACTATTTTTAAAAAAAAGTTTTATACACAGCAAAAAAAAGAGTATGATTTGCAGTTCGTGGTTTAGAGTTTTCGGATACTTAGAAAACACAAAACCCCTAGAGTTGAGGCTCTAGAGGTCTTGCTAAACTGGCAGTTGCCCCTGCTGTTTGAGAATTATTATACCATCTTATAACATCTTGGCAACTTTCAGAATACGAGAGGTGATATGTCTAGCCATTTGGTTTCACTCACACCTCTATAAAATAAAAGAGATTTAGCAAACGTATTCCACTAGCTGTTGATTGATGTTGGATTTATGAACACGCTTATATTGGTAACCACCTTGGGCAGTAAGTTTAATCCAATGCAGAGTGCAGAAGGCTAAGTACCTATTACAAGGTAGCGATGACTCTGACCTGATTAGCTGTAATCGTTTCAGGCATACGGATAAATACTGCGAAGGACTTATACGGATGAGAATCTCTAACTGCTTACTGAGTGGTTAGGGATTTCTTTGCTCCGAAACATCAGCTCAGGAATTACCGGATAAGTTAAAGAGCTTAAAAAAAAGAGCTTTAGCTCGGCAAAGAGCGAAGCGATGCGGCAGTAATAAGAGACTCGCTGAAAGCGAAATAAAAAACTAGAAAAAAAAAGTAAAACCAACTAACACAAAATATCTTAATTGATATAATAGAATCTTTTACAATATATTATTAACATGAAAACAATATATTATCATTCTATTCCTGCTGAACTTAAACGATTAGGTATTACTCAACCTGAGTGTGCTAAATTGTTAGGTTGTTCGTTGAGTGGATTAACTCATAGAATTAAAAGAGACCAACCTACTTTGCATTGGGCAATCTATGGCATTGCTAATTATCTAGATAGTAATGCAAATGTAGCAAGTAATTTACAGCACAAAACTGAAGCTAATGTCTAATGAAGATGTAGCTGAGACAATTTATAAGCTGATGAGTTTGCTTAGTAAAATTGAAGACCAAAAATTAAAGTCTGATATTGAAGACCAAATCATAGCGTTATGTGACCAATTAAAATTTAGCATGGTTATGGATAAAGCTAAAGCAAAATGAGAAACGAAGAGCATGAAGTTCAAAAAGCTATTTGTGACTATTTAGATATTAGACGTATGTGTTACTTCGCTATTCCTAATGGTGGTAAACGTAGCAAAATAGAGGCAAAAAAATTTAGAGCTGAAGGTGTTAAAAGTGGAGTGCCTGATATATGTTTTGTTTGGGAAGGCATGAGTTATTTTTTAGAAGTTAAAAAACCTAAAACATTAACACCTAAAGGTAGACTGAGTAAAAATCAGAAAGAATTTATAGCTAGGTTAGAAGCTAATGGTGCAGAAGTTGCTGTAGTATATTCAGTAGCTGATGTTATAGAAGCATTTATTGATTGGGGTATAGGTCATTGAAACAAACAAAAATAACTAAAGCCGCTAAAGGTTCACCATGCACTTTCAATAGTGATGTGTGTGACCCCGGTGTAAACAATGAGAAGGTTGTATTTTGTCACTTAAATGGTGCAGGGATGGGTCAAAAAACCACAGATGAGCTTGGTAGAGACATAGGGTTCTTTGGCTGTTCGGCATGTCACACGCTGTACGACACGAAGTCACACAGTTACTATAAGCCATACTTTATTGATGAGATGGCTGAGTTTGCAGTTACTAGAACAAAAAGACTGTTAGTTAAGGCAGGAATTGTTGGCGAAGATTATGGGTACAAGTGAAGCATTAAGGAGATTATTTATTGTGAGTGAATCGTTAACTAGATTATTAAAACGTAATGAACCTAAAGCTGAGATTGTGGAGAGTCAAGTTAAAAAGTTTTTTAGGGAGACTAATGCTGAGGAGGCAGTTATTACAATTAAGGAAAACAGAAATACAAGAACAACCGAACAAAATGATTTGTACTGGGTAATTGTAGGTCAAATACGCAAAGAAGTTCATTGCTCTGAAGAAGTAATGCATGACCATTTACGTGAAGAGTTAACAGATGTAACATATGAGACAGTTGCAGGTAAGACACATAAAAGGTTAAAATCTACAAAAAAGATGAACACTAAAGAAATGGGTATTTATATCGCAAGTTGTATAGATTACATACAAGGAGAATTGATACCGGGATATAAATTGAAGTTGCCAGTAGGATGGAGAAAACTTTTGTTAGACGAGTAATTTGCTAGGACATTTATAATTTTCCCGTACTATATTTGGTGCTTCAAATTTTAGTGAGTGTTGATGAAGAGTGTCCTAACTAATTAGGAGATAAATATGGCTAGACCAACTAAATGGAATAAA